GAGTCCAGCAGCCATGCCTCGATACTTTTCAGCAGCGATAGCACCAGTATAATTACCTGCTTTTTCTGCGGAGTCTCGTAGTTCAGCTAGCTTTTGGATATGTGATTTATAGGAGATGGAATATCTCCTGTTCAATTCAGCTCTTCTTCTTTCTAATTCTGCAACTACATGTGGGTAATATTTAGGATTTTGTAATTGACTTGCAATGACTGTAGCACCAGATTCTGCGAACCCAGCGTCTAAGGCACATTGTCGAGCACTCTGAATTGTGCCCTTTTCGATGAAAATATTGACAAATTTCATCTGTTTTGGGGTTAATTCGAGTGTTTTTACGTCTTTTTTAGA